CTCTGCGTGTACTACTTCGGCCAACGGACCGGTGTCTCGCGCTTCGATTTCCCACCACTTAGCAGGAAACCCCTCAGCGCTGGACAGGCACAGCGCATAGTCGCGCAATGCTCCATATCCAGATACCATGCTTTTCGCCGCATTATTGCGGTAGGATTCGATCATGCTTTTTGTATCGCCCATCGTGTGCCTTTCTTGGTTGACCTAACACTGTTAGGTGGTTTCAGGATCGTCCGGTAGCTTTCGCCGTCCGTCCTCCCATTATAGCGGAATCCAGGCTAAACCTAGCAAAATACGTATAAAATAATTATCCCTAGGTTGATACCCGGAAAACCCCATCGTTCGGGGATTTCGTACTATCCGCCATGACGACCCCACCCATCCCCATCCCCCCCAGGCTGTGCTCGGGTCCCAGGCGTGCCCATACATACTGTTCTGCACGTTCATAGTGCAGCCACAAAGTCATAGCGCAGCTACGACTTCTTAACCACGTTGCGACTTCTTAGCTGCGCTACAAATTCTTATCTACACCACAGTAATCTTGTATCGTTGTGACAGTAGTTTCTTCCGTCTTAACGTCACACCCCCCTACCCCCTCTTGACATTTTTGAGTATGTCTAGTACGCTCGTTTAGAGAAACACCCCCCGTCAGGAGTCCCATGCTAAATATAGAGCCTACAAAAAATAAACCCCTGCCGTTCGACCTGTCGTCAGAAGAGCCTGAGTTTCTTAAAGACAAGATTGTTGTTGCAGGAGACACAGCGCTGCTGCTCAATGAGCTTGGTATGCCGCTGGAGTTCAACCCGCAAACACAAGCTTCTGCGGAGGAGTTGTTTAGAGAAGCAGGTAAGAAACTACCAGCGTCTTATGTAAAACGCGAGCTTGTGAAGGGTGGGGTAGCTGCTACTTTGCGAACTATTATCGCCAAGTACGATTCCCCAGTATTTTCAGATATCATACAGGCATGCCATTTTATTACTGCCAAACTTGTGGAGTTGGCTGCTTGTGGCGATCCTAGAGTAGAGATACGCGCTTTGGAACTTCTTGGTAAGCACTCAGATATTGGCGTGTTTACAGAGCGCAGCGAAATTACCGTCAGCCACAAAAACTCTGCTGATCTTGAGATAGAAATAAAAGAGCGCATAAAGCGTTTGCTGCTTGGCAATGCTGCGGATGTGGAGTTTTCTCCTGCAACCGATCTGGATGCTGAATTGGGGTCAGCAGTTAAAGAACCCACAGATATGGATTGTGCTGAAGATGCATAATGCACGCACGGTAAATAAACACACGCTGTCCAATACGCTTAGTCTTAATGCACTGCTTAATAATATAGGCAGTTTGCCTGAAAGAGAATTGCGGGAAATAAATATAAAACTAAAAAAACTGGAGCAGTTGAAAGAACGCGAACAATGCAGGGACAAGTTTATTACATTCACTAAAAAAGTGTGGCCTACATTTGTAGATGGCAGACATCATTTACGTATGGCTGCGGCTTTTGAACGGGTCGTTAAAGGTGACTGCAAGCGGCTTATAGTTAATATGCCGCCTCGCCATACCAAGTCTGAGTTTGCTTCTTATCTTCTTCCTGCGTGGTTTTTGGGTAAGTTTCCAGATAAAAAGATTATTCAAACGTCGCATACCGCCGAATTAGCCGTGGGTTTTGGGCGAAAAGTAAGAAACCTTGTAGATTCAGACGTTTACGCAGATATTTTTCCTGACGTTTCACTACAAGTTGACTCAAAAGCGGCTGGAAGGTGGAACACCAACAAAGGTGGCGAGTATTTTGCCATTGGTGTAGGCGGCGCAGTGACAGGTAAAGGTGCGGATCTCTTGATTATTGACGACCCGCACTCTGAACAAGAGGCTGCGTTGGCTGCAACATCGCCAGAAATCTACGATAAAGTCTATGAATGGTACACATCCGGCCCTCGGCAGCGTTTGCAGCCTGGAGGATCTATTGTTATTGTGATGACCCGCTGGTCTTTACGTGATTTGACGGGTCAAGTTATTAAAAATTCAGCCCAAAGAGGTGGAGATGAGTGGGAAGTGATAGAATTTCCCGCTATTTTACCTTCAGAAACCCCAATTTGGCCTGAATTTTGGTCTTATGAAGAGCTTTCCAAGCTGCGGGACGAGCTTCCTAGCTCTAAATGGCAGGCGCAGTACCAACAAAACCCCATTTCTGAAGAAGGTGCGATAGTAAAGCGTGAATGGTGGAAACTTTGGGATAAAGATGACCCGCCAAAATGTGATTTTATCATCCAAGCGTGGGATACCGCTTACGAAACAACAAATCGCTCTGATTATAGCGCCTGTACGACATGGGGTGTGTGGACTACTGAAGAAGGTGATGCCAATATTATTCTTCTTGATGCTCACCGAGCGCGTATGGAGTTTTATGAGCTTAAAAAGAAGGTGTTGGAGTCCTATAAACAGTACGAACCTGGCGCTCTTATTGTGGAAAAGAAGGTTTCGGGTATTTCTCTCTACCAGGAACTGCGACGTATGGGCGTGCCTGTGGCAGAATTTACGCCTTCCAGGGGTAATGACAAGATTACACGCTTAAACGCTGTGTCTGACCTTATAGCTTCAGGACGGGTGTGGGTGCCTAACACGCGCTGGGCAGAAGAACTTATGGATGAGATCGCTTCGTTCCCTGCAGGGGAGCATGACGACTATGTGGATTCCACAACGCTGGCATTGGCGCGCTTCCGGCAAGGGGGCTTTATCCGTTTGCCTTCTGATGAACCTGAAGAAAGTCTATACTTCCGTGGTCATCGCCAGTCCAGGCGCGGCTACTATTTGTGAGGTGATGCATGGAACGCATGATGGTGCCACAAAGTATTGAAGACCTTGCCGCAGAAGAAACTCCCATCGAGATTGAAATCGAGAACCCCGAGGGGGTGACTGTCGGTATCGGCGGCGTTGAGATCGACCTCATGCCAGATGAGCGCGAGGAGGGCGAAGAGTTTGATTCCAATCTCGCTGAGTTCATCAACGACTCCGATCTCCAGAAGATCTCCAGTGACATCATGGAGCTAGTCGAAGCGGACGTTACCTCCCGTAAAGACTGGGCAGATACTTATGTCAAAGGGCTGGATGTCCTGGGTCTTAAATATGACGAAGTAACTGAACCCTGGGACGGTGCCTGCGGCGTGTTCTCCACCCTGCTGACAGAGTCCGCTATTCGCTTCCAGAGCGAGTCCATCATGGAGACTTTCCCGGCGCAAGGTCCGGTCAAGACCAATATTATCGGTGCGTGGAACCCGAAGATCGAAGAAGCTGCCAAGCGCGTGCAGGCTGATATGAACTATCAGCTAACAGACAAGATGCCTGAGTACCGCTCTGAGCATGAACGTGCCCTCTGGGGTGTGGCCCTCGCAGGCTCGGCGTTTAAGAAAGTCTACTACGACCCGTCCCTTGAACGGCAGGTCTCATTTTATGTGCCTGCCGAAGATGTCATCCTTCCCTATGGCGTGACCAACATTCGTCGTGCAGACCGTCTCACGCACATGATGCGCAAGACCAAGAATGATCTGCGCAAGCTGCAAGTCAGCGGGTTCTACCGTGACATCGACCTTGGCGACCCTCTTGCCAATCAGACAGATATAGAGAAAGCCAAAGCGCAGAAGGAAGGCGTGGAGCAGGTCAAAGATGAGCGGTATCAGATTTACGAAGTACATATAGAGTATGACCTGCCAGGGTACGAAGAAGATCTCCCGCTGCCGTATGTCATTACTATCGACAAGGGTACCAACAAGGTTCTTGCCATACGCCGCAACTACCGGGAGGACGACCCGCGTAAGGTTGCTCGGCAGCACTTCGTACACTATATGTATATCCCAGGCTTTGGGGCCTATGGTTTTGGACTGATCCACATCATCGGTGGCTACGCGCAGGCAGGCACGCTGCTCATCCGTCAGCTTGTGGACGCTGGCTCACTGAGTAACCTCCCCGGTGGATTGAAGTCTCGTGGTTTGCGGATCAAAGGCGATGACACACCCATAGCTCCCGGTGAGTTCCGTGATGTGGACGTGCCCTCGGGGTCTATCAGGGACAACATCCTCCCGCTACCGTACAAGGAGCCTAGTCAAGTCCTGCTAGCACTCCTCAATCAGATCACCGAAGAGGCTCGACGGCTTAGTGGTATGGCTGACATGAAGGTTAGCGACATGTCGAGTCAAGCCCCGGTGGGTACCACTCTGGCGCTTCTGGAACGGCAGCTAAAGACGATGGGTGCTGTACAGGCTCGCATCCATGCGGCGATGAAAGAAGAGTTCCGGTTGCTGAAGGACATCATCCGGGACTACACAGGCCCGGACTACAGTTATATTCCCCAGGACGGCACGCCGCAGGTCAAGCAGGAGGACTACGACCTTATCGAGGTCATCCCGGTGTCTGACCCCAACGCCTCGACGATGGCGCAGCGTGTGGTGCAGTACCAAGCTGCCTTGCAGCTAGCTCAGGGAGCGCCTCAGCTTTACGATCTTCCACGGCTTCACAGGCAGATGCTGGACGTGCTTGGTATCTCCAACGCCGACAAACTTGTACCCCTACCTGACGATCAGACCCCACGTGATCCGATTACTGAAAACATGGACGTGCTCAAAGGCACGCCGCTGAAAGCCTTTATATATCAGGATCACCAAGCGCACATCACGGCGCATATGACTTTCCTGCAAGATCCGAGCATTATGCAGATCATAGGGCAGAACCCAATGGCGCAGCAGATGCAGGCTGCGATGATGGCGCACGTTGCTGAGCACCTTGGCTTCCGCTACAGGCAAGAGATCGAGCAGCGTGTCGGCGCTCCGCTGCCCAGGCCAGACCAACGGCTGTCTGAGGCTGAAGAGTTTGCGATGGCTAAGTATGTGGCAGAGGCTGCGCAACAAGTGCTTCAGGTTCATCAAGCGCAGGCTGCGCAGCAACAGGCGCAGCAGATCGCGCAAGATCCGTTGGTGCAGCTTCAGCAACAGGAGCTTCAGATCAAGCAGATGGAGCAGCAGCGCAAGATGGAGAAGGACCGCGCTGACGTTGCGCTGGCTCAGGGACGGCTACAGAATGAGCAGCAACGGATCGCTGTGGATGCGCAGAAGGAAGGGATTCGGTTGCAGAATCAGAGTCAACAGACTGATAAGAAGATCCAGGCCGATCTTCTTAAGGCTTCCATGAAAGGCAGGACATCATGACCGTCGCCCATCAAATGCTCGACCACCTACTAGTCAAGTTGTCCGAGCGTGAGAAAGAAGTAGCTACCGCTGTCACCGATGGCGGTTGCAAGGACTTTGCTGAATATCGGAACTTGTGTGGCGTTATCCAGGGTCTGCGCCGTGCAAAGATGGAAATACAAGACCTTGTGCAACGCTATGAGGAGTTTGAAGATGACTGAGGCAGCAAAGCAGGTGCCTGCCGTCAAAGGGTATAAGATACTTTGTACGCTCCCTACCATCGAGAGCAAGTTTGACAGCGGTATTCTTAAGGCTGAGAAAACGGTACAGTACGAAGAACTGCTTAGTAACGTGCTCTTTGTTGTTTCCCTTGGCGATATGGCGTACTCAGATCCAAGTCGGTTTCCCACGGGACCGTGGTGCAAGGCAGGCGATTTTGTTATTACCCGAGCAAATACCGGGACAAGGCTGCGGATTCACGACCGTGAGTTCCGTATTATCAACGACGATTCCGTTGAAGCTGTGGTGGAAGACCCACGTGGCATCCAACGTGCATGAGGTGAACTATGGATAACGTCGAATACAAGTTTCCTGACGAGAAAGAACAACCCGCATCGAAAGAAGCAGAGGACAAGATTGAGTTTGAAGTCGTCGATGACACGCCAGATGAAGACAAGGGTCGCAAGCCCCTTGCTGAGCCTGTCAACGAGCCGACCGACGAAGAACTTGCGAAGTATGACGAAGGCGTACAGAGGCGTATTAAGAAACTGTCGCATGGATACCACGATGAACGTAGGGCTAAAGAAGCTGCGCTACGCGAGCGTGAAGAGGCACTTAACTTCGCCCGTAGGCTCTTTGATGAGAATAAACGCCTGCAAGATAACCTGGGCGGGCACACTAAACTGCTTGTCGATACTGCCAAACAGAATGCTGCCCTCTCTCTGGAAGACGCCAAGCGTAGATATAAAGCTGCGTACGAGGCGGGGGATGCGGACCAGCTTGTCGCTGCGCAGGAAGAACTGACGCAGGCCAAGATTCGCTTGGATAAGGTCGAGAACTTCCAACCACCCCAGCTTCAACCACCCCCTTTACAACCTCCTCCACCTCCTGTACAGTCCCAACCACAACCCGCTCCAGAGCGTTCTCCTGATC